GCAACCAATTGGTCCGCGGCCTCGCGCGATGCGACAATCGTATCGGGACTAATGTTATACGCGAGCATAAGCGAAGGATACAGTGATGAGAAATCGAGCGCAGTTACCGGCCGATGATGAACACCCAGCGCGGGCATAAACACATGTCCACCCTTGTAGAACGCGCGCGGCTTCTGCAATGGTCGCGCTGTTACCGCGATCTCAAAATCGCGCGAAAGTGAGCATATGAAGTTCAAGACGCGCATACCATCCGCACGCAAGAATGCGTCGGATAGCGCAGTGTACGTTGCATTTGCGAGCTCCCTATTATCCGTAATAACTCCAAGCTTGCGCAGGAGCTGCAATGGCCGCACACTGTCAACTGCGCAGTATGTATTAACGCGCGCGATATCCGCTTCGTTAATAGGGCGCGCGCCACACGCACAACACTTTTCCAGACGCGCGTCGCGCAGCACTATCTCGCGCCCATCATGTCCATCGCGATACACCCATTCGCGCATTGGCGCGGCTGTCGCGGTTCCGTCCGTCGCGTAATCAATTTCGCGCACGCGCGCACTATTGCATACCGAACATGCCTCTTTATGCGCGCAATGGCACTCGCGCGGGACTTCTGGATCGCTGAGCGCACGCGCGCGCCGAAACATACGCAACATGACTTTGAAATAAATATCATTCTTTGGCGGGAGTCGCGCCTTCTCCAAATACTTGTTCAAAGATTGCGCGAATTTCACTTCCTCATTCTTGTAAATTTTGCGCATCGTTGGCATAATATCAAGATCAACAGTTCCCGCAAGGAGTGCAATTTGCGCGCACTCATGAAAATTACCAGCACCGACTTTCACGTTCATGTGCGAAAACTTGCGCCGGTACTTGTCGGCTACGCGCGATCCTGCTGGAGTATACGAGAGATCAAGGCACTTTAGTACCTCATCCTGGATCTCGTAGCGCGCGACTTTGTCATTGTATAGCAACCAATCAAAATTCGCGCCATTAAAGGCGATCCTTATGTCGGGTTGCATGCGATGCGCAATTTGCGCGCGCGCCAATAACAATTCGCGCTCGGTCGCGCACGCAACGAAAATCACCTTCATCTCATTTGCGCCTATCTCCGCGAAATCGCGCGGATTCGCAGGCAACGATGGATATAACGTCAGCACATAGCACACTAGCGGTGACTCGCTCCATACATATGAGTATACCAAGCTAATTGTTGTGATCGTGTATTTGTCACCAGCGTGTGGAATATCAGCGCTTTCCATTTCATTCTCCACTTCAATATCCCAACTTTCCACGATCAAGCGATCGCGCATACGCGAAATGCTTTCAGCTCCTTCTGGTGGCGCAAGTACAAATTGCTCAATTGGAACGACGAAATCGTGTATTGCATGCGCTTCAACGCGCGAATGCGCGCGCCATGTCGCAAATTGATTCCATCCAGCAGTCGCGAAATGGTATTCGCGCGCGATCGCGTTGAAATACGCGGGATTGCCGCCATATCCAGTATCATCATGCGCGAATAGATTGTCATTCGCAGTCACTAGCGCGGTACTAACATCACGCATCGCGCGAAGACATGCGCCGCGCGCAAATAGGGACGCAAAGAGAACGCGTATGTAAAGATGCTTCTCCAGCGTAAATCCCTGCAATGGATAGAGCCAAACTGCGCGCAACTCCGTGACATTCGCAGATTGATTGTGTTGCCCTAAATGCGCGCGCATAAGCGCAAGTCCTTCATCTTCGGCCGCGCGCACGCGTTCGCGCGTAAATTGCGCTTCACTCAGGCGCCAATCGGTATTATGCGCACTGATATCATAATCAAAGTATACTGGCGCGCCATCAAGATGTACGCACGCCTTTTCGCCATTCGCGAGTGTTCCATAGAGGCGCAGGTCATACTTTGAGCGCCCATAAGACCATGAGTCATCGTCGCAAATATCACAAGGAAAGAATAGGACGGGCACCTTCCCAGAGAGGTCCACATCACCATCTTTGAATGTTTCGCGCGATGGAAGAGTCTCAATTTCGTTACTCTGAATCATTATACCCCTATATACGGCTCCCACGAATTCAATTTGCCATATACTTTGCGAATGACTCTATTCGCGCGTCAAAGAGCGGATTGTGATTCAAGTGGAATCCGCAATAATTCTTGGGCGCGCGCGCGTAGTCTACTGGCGCATACACGCCAAGCTGCGCAGCTTCTTCCAGCAAATACTTAAAGATACTCCAAAACTTTTCCTCATGTCCCCATTCTTCGTAATTTGCGATATGCGCGGCTTCATGCAGCACAACGAACATAAGCGTATCAATATCCACAATATTGCGCGGATTCGCTTGTTCGCGCAAACAAAGCATTATCTTGCGCCCTTTGTCTAGTGAATACGCAACGCTCTTTGCACCTGGCGCTGGCTGAAACTCATAAATCACCTCGTAGTTGAAATCGCGCAATAAATGGCGCACAACCTCGCGACCTTCCGCGTGTGCGCGCATCCATTGCATGCAATCGCGCGCGCACTCTGAATCTGTTGCGCCAATCTTGTATTTGCGGCGCAAATACGCAAGTAGGAGTAACATGCGCCTATTGCATTCCATTACAAGGCGCATTGCGTCCTCTTTGTTATCAAAGTCACTAATGACGTTGACTACCATTCCTTTGATTACATATTGGTCCGTGTGCGTGCGCGTTACAAAGTAATAAGCCAAAACGATCACTAGAACCGCAAGAACCGCGGCACAAAACATATAATTCATCCTATATAGAGCGGCGAAATGGATGCTAAGCGCGATAATTTCCTTAAACAACAACCTGTGCGCGTCGTATGGATAGGCGCGCCATTAGGAACCGCGCCCTCCGCGAATAGTAGCGTATCCGCACATACCTTTTGCTTCATTGGCAACGAGAATATTCCGCGCCACGTGCGCGACGCTATATTGCGATTATCCGCGACCGCGCGGTGTGATACCCGCGAGTTGCACGACTATTTTGATGGCGATCCTTGCGCGATTCTAGGGATCAATCTTGCGCGCGAAGTTGCGCAAATTGTGGGTGAGTGCGTCACCGCGCGCACACCAGTCGGCGGCGCAATTCCCGATTCCGCGCGCGATGACGAAGATGACGCGGAACTAAAAGCGATTGAAGAGATGCTATCGTCGCGCGAACCCGCGCAAGAAGACACAACAACGCGCGCACACATCGAGCGTGCGCCACAATTCGCGCGCGATGGCTGGACAGTGGTACCTGATGTGCAAATGTTCCCGGAAGATTCAATAACAGATGTAAAGCGCAAAATCTTCGTGCAAACACACATTCCTATTTATCGCCAACATGTTGTCGCGGTGCGCGCGCGCGACAAGAAAGCGGTGGATGCGGGCAGCATGAGCGTATCATACAACGTTTCCACTGTTGGCGCGCACTCCATTGATTTTAGAGAACTTTATTGCGCGACTAATGAAATCGCGCTCTTTGGCATTCCCGTAGACCGCGCGATCTACGACGCGCGCGACGATATTCGCATAGAAGCGCGCGATCACATAACAACAATAGAACAAACGCGCCCCGATTTCTTCATTGTGCTCGATCTTGCGAATTGGATCGCGCCCAATATTGAACAAGTGCGCGGAGCACTCAGCGATAATTATCAATTTGAGTTGCTCTACTATGGATTCATTGCAAAGTATTTCCCACTGTTAACGCGCGAATGCTTCCATTCGTACATATCAAACGAAGGCGAAATGGTTGACCGCTTTCCCGATCTTGCTCCCGTTTGGTCAACAGTGCGCAACTCAGTCGCGCTTCAATGCCGCATTAGCGCGGCTTCATACACGCAAGTTGGCGCGCAAAAAGATATTGATCATTTAATAATGCGCGCATCCGTAACATCGCTCGCGCCTGGTATACCCCTCATTCCAATTAACTTGCGCGATTTCTTTGATTCCATTGTATGCAGCAAAACAATTGTGGACGCGCGCGCAATTGCGGATACAACGTCTTCGCGGCATTCGCGTGGCGCGTATCGCTATGAATTGCGCAAATTCTTCAAGAATTCAGAGCTAATGAGCGCGCGCACTCACCCATCCGCGACCGCGCGCGCACCTTCGCTCGGTGGCGAACCTGGAGTTGTTATTACATATGCACTAGGCGATATGTTAATGTTTTTGATAGTGCGCGCGACTGGGCGCGTATTGTTCCAGTTCCAGTGGCGCGAGGAAGACGAAATTGACTTCGCGACGATGCTCGCGCTCTTTCACAAGTATAGCGCGCGACTTGTGAGTGAGCTACGCGAGACTGGAGTGTTCGCAGCAACCAACATTGAACCAATCACTGACGCGAATATGCGCGTGAGCTCACTGACAGTTGCAGTGCGCTGGAAACATACAATAAGTACGCGCCACTTTCGCGCGCTTCGCGAGGCATGGGGCGATTATATCCATGCTGGAATAGTTATCGCGCGCCAAACCGCGAAAGATCTATTTAGCTTCATTTTCACGCGCGGGATCATTTCAATTGATATGCAGCAACTTGAGCAGCGACTTGCGGCCGCGAATATCACAGAAACAAACCATTACGCTTATATGTCCATCAATGCCATGCGCCAGAAATGGACGCAGAATTTCGCAGGTCGCATTGTTAGTGTCACGCATCGCGCGACTGATGTGCGCTTTGATGTGCAAGATATCTATGAAAATGAGTACGAGACCTTTGAACGCTATTTATCTGCGTTTCTCGCGCGTTTTGATCGCGAAAACCACATTGGCGAGCCAATTGCGGATGGCGCGCCAGATCGCAGACGTCTTCGACGATTGCAAGAAATTGATCCTGTTTTGTATAACCTCAAAAAATATGGCGCACCGCGCGTCTATTCTACGCGTTGTCAGCGCGAGAAACAACCCGTACTTTATTCAGAACAGGAAATGCGCGCGAATCCAAATGCGAAGGGCATAGTCAAATACTGGAACTTTACAATGCAGAAACCAGCGCATTATGCATGCCCAGACGCGAAATACCCATTCTTGAATTTCATTGTGGGCGTGCACCCAAAAGGTTATTGTTTGCCATGCTGCGGCAAATTGCGCCCAACAACAGATTCAAAGCACGCGCGCATTGAAAAAGTATGTCTCGGCGAGCACACGTATAGCGCGCGCAAATTGATTGAGCCTTCAGTTGGTTATATTATGTCATTTGGCAAGGATTTGCCTGAAGGGCGACTCTCTCATTTGCCTGCAGGCTACTTGCGCGACACGCTCAATCGCGCGGTCAGTTCTGCGCATCCTGGCGCATCATTACTCATCTTTGGTGTTCCGCAAGATATTGGCGCAATTCACACATTGCGCGCGATACTTGGCGTTTCTATTAGTGATCTTGTAAGCGCAATTGTGCGCGGACTTGAGTCTGGCGTTATTGGGTTTGATACTATCGCAGATGGGCGCGCAGCGACATATTTCGCATCGCGTCGCGCGTTCGCCGGCTACATTGCGGGTATTGCGCACGGCAGCGCGCATTTCCCGGAAGGAACCGCGGAATTTATGCGCGCGATTCTCACAGATTGTGTGCGCGCGATATTCGACTTGGAGATGGTTTATTTAGTGACTGCGGAACAAGCGCAAGATATGCGCATCATCCTCGCGAAAAACGCGCGACTTGATTCCGCGCACGTTGGTTTCGCAGTTATCGGGCAAGATGGCGGCATACACCCAGTTCTCGCGATTCATCCTGATGATTTCGCGCGCAATGGCACCGTTGCGTCGCGCACTCTCATTCCGGAGTGTGTCACCATCATTCGCCAACTTTCGCGCGATTTTAGCGCGCACAAAATGAAAGTACCTGATCTTGCGCTTATTCGCGAATGGACCGCGACCAATAAAAGCGCGCCATTCGAAGTGCGCAAATTGTACATTGGCTTGCGCGGTTTGTGTTATGCTGTTCTTTTGCGCGCGCAAGATGGCGCAAATGCGTACATACCTATTGCTTACAGTGGAAACATCCAGAAACGCGCGCAAGAAGACATTAGTCTTGATTCATTGGACGATGATTCGTGCGCAGACGCAACATCGCGCGCAATTGATGCTATAAATGAGCACGTATCGCGAAATCATCTCGCATATCACAAAATGGTAATTGAAGATGTCGTACAAGTGGGTACACATCCTATTGGGTTCATTGTGCGCGCGGGAATCAAAATGCTTGCGTATTTTAGTGACGCGCCGTCGCGCGCAGCAACGCGTACTCTCTCTATTGATCCGCGAACACACGCGCGAATGCTCGCGGTCGCGCGCAACGTCGCAGTATCCGCGGAAAACTCAGTTGTCGCGCGCATTAATGATGCGGCCGCGCGCGCTTTGTATCCATACTACGAATATGATATGTTCTGCGTTCAATTTATGGCGCGCGTCGCGACCCTGCGCAATGAATCCGCACGCGCGCGAATCACAGTAATTCTTGAGAGTGGGAACACAATTGCAGTCAAGCGCGAGGCATTGCGCGACTTGAATTTGTCGCGGCGCGACTTGGCTACATTAATCGCACTCTTACAGGACACTAAAAAACGAGGATCGCGCACGCGTTTCGCGGACATGAGTCTAGAGATTGATCTTGAGGAACTCTACGCGCGCATTGATCGCACAACTAGTACGCATGAGCTCGCGCAATGGATCCATGAGTTCATGGAGCCAGTAACTATTCCATTCGCGGGCGAGGACGCGCGCGTTCCCGGCGTAGTAGTTCCATGCTCGCGCGGTGGGCCGCATTGCGCGCGCGATGGCTCTGGTAAGCTCATTTTGCGCGCGCAACTTGACACACTCGCAGAAATCCTGGCTGCGGATTTGCGAAACGCACTCAAGCGCACGTACATTTTCGCGCGCGGCGCAACACCAGAATCGCGCACACCCTTTGCAGATTTTACGCAGCGCGCGAGCGAAGTATTGCTTGTTAAAAAGTATGAACTTCAGTCGTAACATATACACACAAATGACAAGTGATTCCGCGCCACTAGTTGTTACGGACGAAGAAGAGAACGCAGTAGAGAGCAAAAAACAATCGCTTCAAGCGATGGCTCTCAAGGGATTATGCAGTATCCAATACAAATCACTACTATTTCTTTTCGTCTTGTTTATTCTTCTTACGTCGGATGTCTTTGCGAATCTTGTGCTCAAAAAAATGAGTGGCACTGTTGACGCAAATGGATATGCGACACCATATGGAACAGTTATTCAAGGACTTGTTCTTGTTATTGGTCATATGATTCTCAATTTCTTCATTGAGCAAAAAATCATTTAATGAGTTGCGCGCTTATTCGTCATCAGAGTAAACCATATCTGAGTCACTTTCATCCGTCTCATTTTCGTCTCCATCTTCCAACGTGACAACAATATCATCAGTCAGTATCGCAACAAGATAATCGCAAATATTTTTTGATGTTGCGGAATCGTGCGCGCCAAGGATATTAATCTTGCCGCTCAGGAACACATTAACGCGCACAGTTTTGCCCGCGCATGTTGTTGATGGCGTTTTGAATTTGATTGATAATTTCGTATCGCAAATACCATACTGCACATAACTAATCGCGTACGGGAGTTTGCCTGCGACGCGCGAATCCGCGCGGATTCGCTCTGCGATCACTGCTAAATCAAGAATCGTTCCTTTGGGAATCGTTCTATACCATTTGTAATTCTTCATGATGGAAATGAGTGATACAAGCGCAATTGGTTCCGTTACGTGCGCGATAGACTGCGCGGCATCGCGCGCGCGCAAAATCGCAAAGAGTGTGGGAATAAAGACATCGCGGCAAATATGCAGAATATCGCGGATCATCTCTGGGCGCGTACCAGGAAGACCAAATTGGCCAGTGCGAAACAAGCGGATCTTGTAAACAGTACGATGCGCCTCCGAATAGATCCAGAACAACACTGACGAATTGAAGCATGTTCCATTCCCTTGTATCTTGCGCGGTTTCGCGCAAGTTCGCTTCTGCTTTTTCGCGCGCGCTCGCGCAGATTTTTTGGTTGATGTGAGATCAATACTACCATCCGCAACAAGGCGCTCGAAATGCTCATTTGTAACATCTCCGTAATTGCATGTCGCGCGCACGCATGGGTAGTGTAAATGTTGCGCAATAAATGGTATTAGCGCGCTTTCGCTAAAACTAACGTTTGAGAGCACTCCACTAAGACCGAATGTTGTTGGAATAATGCGCGCGAAATTGGCCGCATTGACACCAATATCGCTTTCATATTGAGACATTTCTTGATCTGACGCGAATGAAATACTATCATGCGCATCAATTGGCGCGGGCGCGGCGACATCCGCAACGCGCATTTGCGGCTCTTCTGGTTGATGGAGGCTCGCGACCTGTTGCATATCATCAGCAGATGGGCCGCGCGCGAGAATATTGTTGATATCTGCGAAAATGTCGTATTCAGACGTCATCGTGCTATATAGATCGCGCGCGCAATTCTATTTGCGGAATCCTCGCGTGCGCGCGATAAGTCGTTAATTGCGGAATCGAACACTGGGTCACTACTTGCGCCCTCTGCATTCTTAGCGGATTTATTTCGCGCATACATAATCATATTAGGGACCAATTCGAGGACAAGGCGCGCTGCTGGTCCTATGTTGTAATCATTCATGACACTACTCGCAATTTGCGACGTATCATGGTGCATTCTGCGCAATTTCGCGCGAACATGCGATGCCCATCCGCTCAGATCGGGCTTAAATCCAATCCATGAGCGTTTCCCGTCACAGAGCATTTCTAGACTAGTTGCCGCGAGCATTAGGCAATCATCTGCGAGATTTCCGTAGCGCTTGCGATCATTGTGTTTTTTGAGAATCTTGAGTGTGCATTGGATGGTCTCTATTGGGTCATTCTTGTCTGGAATGTGTACATGATCCATGGATTCGCCCTCTTCTTTGAAAGTCGTTACGAGATCTTCTATTTCTTCAATCATCATTAGTTTGCGATCCAACTCATGGTCAGCGTCCAGGAATCCATCAGATCCAATGGAGAGCGCGCTTAGCGCACTCGCCAAGCGATCGCGCTTCTGCGCTTCCTCTGTATGGCGCAATCCCTCCGTACTAAGAGTAATTTGCGGTCGCGCGGGTTCTTCGCGCGGCGGCGGAGCAGGCTCACTTGCGCTCGGCCCAAAGACTGCGCATCCCACGTTGCGCTCGATTTCCGCAAGTCGCCGTTGCAATTCCGCAGATGTTGACTCAGCTTCGGTTTCTTGCGCATCCGCGGGTGCACTATCGCCATCCGATATGAATGACTTTTCTATGATCGCGGATTGATCTACAGTGTAGCTTGGATTAGTTAATCCCCCGAGCCCAAAAATATCCTTCTTATCTGAAATCATGTTATATATTCAATAGCAAGCATTAATGTACAATACATTAGATATTTGCGCGCAAGACGAACATACATTCATTGGATTTGATTGCGCATATCGCACGCTCGGATGGTGCATACTAGGGTACAATCCGCGATCTTTGACGCGCGCGATACATGAATCAAACGGCGCGACCAACGGGATTGCGACAATAGGAGCCACGACCAATGGGATCGCACCTTGCGCGCGCGACCTATTTTGTTTGCGCGCGGGAGGTGTTGAGGATGTACTAGGACAGAAGATTGACGAAGTAGACCATGCGGAGCGCGCGATACGTCTCGCAACCACATTGCGCGCGATTATTCCCGCGAGTATCGTTGCGCGCTCTACTGTAATCATCGAGCGCCAGCCACGAAAGCGCGGACGCGGCTTTAGCAGCGCAGTACACGATACAAATCAAACAGTTGAAGCGCAACTCGTATTCTATTTCAGCGCAGTTTGTCGCGCGCGCAAAGTCTATTTGATTAGTGCGGGGAAGAAGAACAAGGTCGCGTGCGCGTTATTGCGCGAGCCACCCGTCACTACATATGACGCGCGCAAAAAACAATCAAGGCGCGCATACGTGCGACTCGCGGAACATTTCAACTTTGACGCACATTCGCGCGCGTGCGATTTCCCTCATGTTCGCGCGGATCGCGCGGACGCATGCGTGCAAATAATTGCGGGAATATTCTTATGCGCGAAGAGTATATAGACTTCATATTGCACTATGTCTTCATCTAATTGTTGCTGTCATGCGCCACATCGCGCGATTGAGGGCGTTTTGACGTATTTGAATGCATTTCTTATCCTAGACTACGCGCGCGGTCTTGCGCGCGGAAACGCGGGACTTGGTGTTCTTGTAATGCTCATTATTACGATAGTCATCTTCTGGTATTTGCGCGCGGGCGGATGTACATGTGGGCACGCGATAGAAATCCCACCAGATGCCGAAGAGATATCGTCGCGCGCGTCACGGCGCTGAAAGTGCCTCAACGGTGCTCGCGTATTCACTTTGCGACATTCCACTTGTTCCGCAATATAAGCGCATCTTCGTGCGACTTGGCGCGCATCGTACTGGGCGTATTTTTACTCCATCTGCTTGTGCGCGCGCGACCGCGAGATTCTGCATTAGTGCCCATTTTTTTGGGTCTTTATAATTTGCGCTAATATACGCACCCGCGCATGCCCACGAGCAAAAGTTCCCATCAATCGTCCATTCATACGTTTCCGCGCCACATGGTTCGCTTGGCGCAACTCGCGCGCTTTCGAGTGCGATGAAGCGCGGAACGCACGTGAATGGCAAACTACAATGCCAACAGAGAAGATTTGTGCGCGTTGGGTGCAAATCCGCGCGCATAAATGTGTGCGGAAGAATGGAGTAATCCGCAAAATCAATCAATGTATCACTCGCGGCTGCGCGCTGCGGTGCGAGCTGACTTTTCGCAGTGTTATTCGCGAGCGCAGATCGCACCTCATCAAGACTAACACCGAAAACCAAAAGCATAAACCGATGATTGCTCGCCATGGATTATTTTTGTGCTAACATATATTGATGTCGTTCGCATATCCTCAATTTGGAAATCCAGACTATAGTGGCTTCACAACTGAAGAAGAGTTCGCGCGGCGCGCATTTATGCCAAGCGCGCGACAATCTCCAGTAATTGGCGCGCAAATGCAAATAGATGAGCCTATCGCGCCAGTATACGCGGCTTCTCCCACAGTCGCGCCCGTAATTGCGACAACAACTACGCCTGTGGACGCGCCCACCAAGTCCGCATCAACAAGTGACGCAGTCGCGCAAATATTTCGCAGTAAACCAGTATCTGCGTTTGATTGGATTCTATTGTATATCATCATTGTCGCCGCGATTTGCTTTATTGAATATGCGCGCGATTTCTTGCGCGGTTATTCGCACGTAGGTGGCAGTAATTTCTGTTCGGCGTGTGGTGGGACCGTTAGTGCACATCCATGAGTTGCAAAAAAACCCGCGCGCGTTACGGTCCCGCTACTCCAGAAACAAGAATCGTATACAAATCAGACACAAGTCTGCGCATGTACGCGGATTCGGCACATTCGTTGTTCCTAAGATCCGCGATGGACATCCATCGGCACTCTTCTATTTCGTACATGTCCGGCAGCGGCTCTGGTGGCGCGTGAACGACAAGTGGAAACAAGAAGAGTATTTCGCGATAATAGTAATGAAACATTACAAATTCTGGTCCAACGCAATCTAGTGCACTTGCGGAAATCCCCGTTTCTTCCAAGAGTTCGCGCAACGCGACATCAAAATATTCGCGATCGCAGCGACGCGCGCTTCCCTTTGGAGGACCAAATACGTTACCAGTGAAATTTCCGCGCGGCTTTTCTTTTACTATGAGCAATTTACCATCTTCTTCGCGCACAAGAAGTACTCCGCAACGAATATTATAATCAGGGTACTTCTTGCGCAAATGCGCGAGATCCAATGTAAGTATGTCATTCACGAAGCAATGCGACTTCTTTATCTTTGGCATGTTTGCAGTTATCTGAATCGCGCGAATTCATTTTTCCGCGCGCAAAAAGATTATTATGCGCGTTCGCGCGACCACATCCACATGGGTTGTGGTGAGCGTATACGCGCGCCATCGCGCACTTCCGCATATGAAATGACACCAAGATAGCGCAAACGCACGCTAGTCGTGCGCGTGATGTCACTGACCATGCGATGAAGGAATCGCATTCGCGGATCAGCGCGCGCACTTGGTGCTTGATTAATGATCAGCGCGAACAAGCCGCCAATTCGCAAACATTCGCCACATTTGCGCGCGCATGCCATGAGAAACTTGTTATACCAATCCTCAAAAGTAGTATAGCGCGAAATAGATTGCGTATGTTCCGTATCATCGCGCACATACACTTCGAGATCGAAATATGGCGGATCCATGAGCACAAGATCATATCCGCGACCCGGTATCGCAAGGAGTTCGTCGCACGAAATGTCCTCAAAAGGGCGCGGAATATACGTGTACTGAAGCGCGCGATCTTGCGGCATCAAAGTGCGCGTCCAATCGCGAATTTGCGCATATTGCGCGCCGAGTTGCACGTTTGGGTCCACATCAACCAATCCTTTAATTCCCGCGGCTGCGAATCCAATTAGGCGATCGCCCCATCCCGCGCAAGGATTGAGTACCCATTCGCACGGTGTACCAAGATGCGCGCGCATCAACCAAACGAGTCCAGTAGCTACAGTCGGGCGAAACGTTCCCACTTCCATTTTCGCGCGATATATAGCTTCGCGACTGCGCGCGCAGTCATTATCACTCAATTCGTCGCGATGCTTGTTCCAGTAATCATACACCGATTCGCGCGCTGGGTCATCACTGCGGTACGCGCGAATGCGATATTGCTCAATAAAATAGTCACTGATTAAGTTGTACTTCTCGTAATCGCGCGCGTCGAGAACCATGATCAACGGATCCATACTACCCGCGAAACAGAAGCGCAAGTTTTGAGTGCGAAAATCGGGCGCATTATTAATGTTGTAAATCATCTTGCGAAATGTAGGGCGATACTCTATCAAATTAGTGAAGCGCACGCGAATTTGCGCGGCCATATCGCTACAAAGGCGTTTGTATGGGAAATCATCTTTCGCAGTGGTCATCTTATATGTGCATGTGCGAAAATTCATATTTCGCGCGCACACAAAAAAAGAACTCATGCGCGAAAGACGCACACGCGACCCGGCGCGACTGCGCGACCGGATGCGGTAATGACGACGGCCTTTTTCGCGCGCACTTCATTCTTCAAGCGAAGAATGAGGCGCCCGAGAGAGGTGTCGCGGATGGATTTCGGACCATAGATACCCAAGTAAGCTTCGTGCAAGTGGAGTGGAAATCCATTTGCGTGGCAGACTTGAATGTAAGTGGTTGGCGGCAAGTTAGTTTCGTTGCTGTTCATTTTGTACTTAGAAGGTCGTTATTCATTTTTTTGGTCGCGCGTACGACCAAAAAAAATATAGTCGCGCGCGATCTTGCGCGCTCGCAAATACGGCTCAAGAAGTAAACCTGAGCACCGCAGACCCATCAGAGACGAGCAAGAAGTTAATCGCAATCCCAATTGCAATCAACTCGCACGGATACGTCGAAGAGCAGTAACTGCTAACGTACGTGACATAGAATTCGCGCGCGCGCGAAATGTTAATGTGACCAGATGGCTGGTAGTGGCCAGGGTACACACAGAAGTTAATAAGCAGTGCGCCAAGATCAACAGGCGCGCGCATAATGTTCTGTCCATAGTACCAGGGCGTGTAATCGCGGAAGAATGGTGCCGCGAACGTATCAATGATATCATTACCTTGCACAGTTACCTTGAGCGTGTCTATCGTCTGAGTGTAAACTGGTACAGTAATCTGCTCGCTAGTAGAAGTCTGCGAGAATGTCTTAACATCTGTTGGCCACGCAGTTGGAAGCAGGGCCGTCGCGGACTGCATCGCGCCAGATGATGTTGATGTCTGGTACAACACCTCATCATCAACGCGCGTCAGGTTGTGCCAATCGCGATACTTGTTAACGTTCGTCGCGTCAATGTTCCAACTTGGGAGCATTCCAATGTAAATGAGCTCTGTCGGCCACTTGAGTTGCGAGAGAAGCACATTGTCATTGGATACGGTGATCTGCTGCTTCTGCAGCCTGTGGACGCGCACAAGAGTGAACCCAATGCGGCGAATGTAGATGTCGTGAATTTCGGGGTTCACGAAAATGTTGTTCACATAAAGTTCCGCAAAGAGCGTCTGTGTGGGATTAACTGTTGAGTTCGCGAGGAGAACCGGCTCATAGTTCACTTGGCGCGACACATCAGTCACACCTTGCGCGACTGCAGTTCCAGTACCGACACCTCCGCCATCTGTACGCACCTCAGTCGTCAACTGCAAGAAGAGGTTGCCGGGCGCGCGGTAAACAACGTTATCTTGCGCCTCAAGAGTAACAGTAATAAACCGCTGACCGTATGGGATGGACACGGAAGGAATCGCGAGACGAATGTCCTTGTTGAACCAGAAGAGAAGCGGAATCCACAAATCGAGCGCGGGCTGCAGAATCTTTGGAGTCTGCGGTCCAGAAACGATCTGCACCATTTTGCGCGCGGTTATTGTGGCATTCGCAGGTCCGACTTCAGTTCCAAGAACATCAGTGAGTGCGGCCATTGGCGCAACGAACTTGTTTGCGCCAGTGATCGCGGATTCATTGCTAAACCCATCCACTGGCACTTCTTGCCCAACCAGGCGCTTCCATCCAACTTCCTTGTCATGAATGATCCAGAACTTGCGATAGAAGATCGTTGCCTCGCGTGTGTACGTATCCAGTGGGTTTCCGCTGATTTCGAATTTCACTTCCCTGAAGAGCATTTCCCCAGGATATTCGCAGTAACGCACAAAGTTCGATGCGGCCACTCCGGGCGCAATAATCGTACCAGCTGCATCAACATACGCTTGCGTGTAGAGCGTGTACGCGTGCGTAACTGCGTTATCCGTGTAGCTCTGCTGAGTACCCGCGGGCGGCACTGCAATTGCATTCGCAGTGATCGGAGCGGGGAATGCGGGAACAACAGACGCAGTGCATGCGACTGCGCCGAGCATAACGTGCGCGACCATGTCGCTGAAGAACTCACCGTACGCTGGGATGGAAAAGAGAATCTGACCGCCAAACGTAACAGTTCCAGATTGCGCGCGCACTTTGGAATATTCGTACGCGAGTGCCGCGAATGGCTTGTAATGTGCGTTAACAAAGAGAATGTGCGTTTTTTCGATATCCGCAAGTGTTGGCGTCACTTCGGAAAGCCCGCGCGATTTCCGCGCACACATGATATCGCGAATACGCGCATTGAGAAGATCCGTTGCGTGGATCATACGATCAGACCGCCCGTCACTTGCGAGCAATTTGAAAACACCACCTGCCGACATTTTTCAATTAAGGTAATGGAGACTTTGTTCTCACTAAAGTGTATATAGGTCGCCACAAAAAACTCGCAAAAAATAAATATCGCGCGCGATCATACTACAAACACAATAAGCTGCGCGACAAGAGCGAGAATTGATAAGACTATTTGCATTACATCCGCCCATGACAATTCTTTGCGTAACTTTCCAATGAGATTACTCAGCTTTTTACGCGCAACTTGCTGAACTGAGACGCGAAGTTTTTTGTGAGCTCGCTTGTGCGTTCTGCCATCATTTGGCGGAATTGAGTGAGGCAGTAATACTCGTCGCCTGTTGCAATCACAAAATCTATGGGTTTTGCGTTCATTGATGCGCATTTTTCGATCATCATATCCAATTTCGCGTGCGCAGCTTTAATTTCGCTTTCTACAGGTATGTATGGTGGAGGCGGTAATTCGCTTGCGACCTCCGGTTCGGGAACGACACTCCTTGATGGTAGCGTGCGCGAAAATGATGGTTGCGAACGTACGTGTATCTTCGTCGTCGCGCTCCCGTTGGTCGCGGCTCCATTCGTCGCGCTCCCACTTGTCGCGGCTCCATTCGTCGCGCCGAGAAAATCGCTTATGCGCGCCATAATTGCTGTAATCGTTGCCATTACACTTTCTACATTTTCCGCGACTCCTTCAGGAACTGGTGTGGATGGCAATGGCTTTTCCGGCACAATAACCGGATAAATATTCGCTGATGCGCTGCGCCCAGTCGCGCGCGCATATTGCGCAACCATTTGTTCCATGGATGCCAATTGTGTCTTCATAGCCGCGAGATCGTGATGACTAATGGAGCCCAAGCCGCGTTGATTCGCTCCACTTTCGAACGTTTCTACGTGTTGTTCGTGTTTGCTCATTTGTTCTCTCTATATGCAAAGACAAAAAATATTTGCGAGTAAAACTCACCACTCAGTTGGAGCGCGCTTCATACATAACTTTGACGGCTCGAGATACGCGCGATTGATTCTCAATACACACGGTAAAACCGTCCACGCGTATTTCCACAAGGTAGTGCGAGAGTTCGAACACATTGTCCGCGCAAATGAGCGAATAGAGCACTAATGGCGCATCTACAAACGCTTTCGCGAATGGGATGGCAACGCGCACACTTGAGTTCGCTTCTATTGCGATTTCCGCAGATGTCGCAGTCGCGCGCACATCCGCGGATTTTTGCAAATTAATTGGAGACTTGAAAACTTCAACCATGATATCGTATATTTCGCGCGCGAAATAAAATGCGCGCGCGACATTTATGCGGATTCCACTCGGACAACATTACTTTTTGCTTGCCATACGATAGTTTGCGCAGCAAGTCCAGTCACACTCACTGTCGCTGCTCCAAGAGTCGCGGTCATTTCCATTAGTGTCCCAGTAAGCGCGGGATTCTCGTATCGCGTGATATCATACGCGCTACTAATGGTGGGTGTTGTGCTTCCACCGGATGTCAAATATCCGCGCGTGCGGAATGTATACACGCCATTGAGTGTACCTCCACTTCCGCTCAAAACATACATTACTTTAGTTTCGAATTCCCACGTGCTTGATAACCCCGCATTAAGCACTAAAGGAATAGTAAGCGCGATTGCCGATGTCGCGCCTATGGTTGGTGTATACGCGCCTACAATCTCATACGAGCGCGGATTCGCGGTTATCCCGCCAATATTAACAAGTGTCGCGCCACCAAAGTCCATAATACCAGTAGGACTATAAACATTAGTAAATCCAGTGCCTAGTGGCGAGAAATAGCACACATCAACGCCCGCGATCGCAACGTTCATTCTATCAGTTGCGGGACTGTATACACCAGTACCCGCGGTGCCGCCGATGAATCCAATAGCTGTATTCGTGCGCGATCCATTGATTGCGATGAGACGCGTGATCATTTGACCAAGCGCAAAGCCATGGCGCACAACAAGATCATCACATGACAACTTGGTTGGATTCACACCACCAACGGCGGAACTGCGCGGAATCGTTCCTGGAATATGCCCGATTACGCGGTTAATATCAATCAGGTTTGATTGCGGATTCTGTCCACTTTCCATTTGCGCCATATATTGAGCGCGCGATTAATCTACTTCAGGTTCGTAAACAAGATCATAGTGCGCAGGCGCAGCTTCACAGATTTGACGGTAAATCCGATCATTTTTGTTAACAGTTTCGTGTCCTTGCTTAGACACATAGAAGAGCATTCTGTAGAGTTCTGGGTTCTCTTTGAAGCGCCGCTTAATAATTTTCGCAATGAAGAACGGATAATATGGCTTATTGCCCGGTTCGTGATACAAGTGCGCATACACATCCATTATATGCATAAAATCGCGCATTACAATTTGTTCGGAATCATAATCCAAGAAAGGAGGCGCGCGACCACCCAATTCTTTGAGTAATTTCGGTACGTGCTCGCCAAGGTGTGACAAGCCGCAAAGTGATAAATGTCGCACGATATCGTCGCAGCAAAGCGCGCGCCAATTCACTAGATTCGCATTCATGTACTCTGACTCAATAGACGCGCGAATTCGCGCGATATCGCGCGAATCAAACTCTGTGTTTTCAATGGCTTGCAAACGATCCAACCAGATTTTCAAGTGGCGAATATAATTGTATCCGCAACGTCGTCCGCGCGCGCCATCCTGCGCGTTTTCGCCAACTGCTGCATTTGCATCCTCAATCGCGCCGTAATTAATGATTGTTGCGATGCGCCCGCATTTGTCGCAAATAGTTTCACTCATATCTTGCAAAACGCGCACACGCGCGCCACAATCCTCGCAGCAAAGCGCATCCGCGCCGCGCAAATAAATAGCGCGCGACCATTTCATTGCGCGCGCGATACAATCATTTGCGAGTTTCAATGTGCGCTGGAGCGCGCTAAATGATACACCTTCCGATTCGTGTTGGATAACGCTCGTAATGTGCTGCGGTGACATGTGCGCGCCAGAACAAGTCCGCGCATCGCCAATTTCCGCGCGATCGCCACTAAGCGCGCGCGAAGATGCTTTTGCCGCGCGTTTTGCGCTCGCAGATAAACGCGTGACTTGCCCACCGCGCACATATTGTTCTGGTGGATAATAAGCTTTATCTTCGCGCACTTTTGGTCTGTTTATTGCGCGAGATGGATTCTGCGAGTCTTCAATGTATTCAATAATCTCTTGGATATTCTCTATTTGTGCATGAAGTTTTGCGCAAATATCCCATAGAAAAGAGTCAAGGTTTTCGCACGACATGAGCGCGAAATACCGGCGACTTCGCGCGATAGATTCATCAATAAGATACGCTACGGTCGAAAGATCATACTGATTCGCGAGTGCGCGCAAATTATCGCGCGATTCGAGTGTGCGCGCGCGCAATTCCGCGAATAAATCGCGACCAAAGCACAAATTAACAACAAGCATTGCGCGCGCCTCTGCGTGCTCATCGGATGATCGGAGACCTTCAGATATTTCCAGGAGAATATTAATTGACTTTAGCGCCTCATCAAAGCGCCCGCGCATACAGCGATCGTAAGAGCGCACCGTAATTTCGTTCGCGGTATCGCGCGCGGATCCGTCGGATGTCGCAACTCTTCGCAATCCCTTTGGCATTTTTAATTTATAACTCGTACCTATCATATACTAAAACGCTGAAATGGAAGACAGTGAATCGCAAACCAAAGGCAAACAACGCGCACCCGAGAAGATACCTGCGCGCCCAAAGACTGATAGCGAATTGCGCGACATCATGAAACGTCTGACTGATAATCCCAGCGAAATCACAGATATTCCAGATGAAGATGTTATCGCGCTCAAACAGCGCATTAATCCCATTGGTACCTTTGAGCCCGATCAAAAATCATACGCGGTTGCCTCCATCATAAACATGAAGGATAGTGACGCACGCAAGTTCCTGACGACCGCAATGATTGGATTTCTTTATCGCAGACTCGAAGAATATGTGCCTGATTTTGTTGTCGCAATGGAAGAGTCATACGCGGCTAAAATCAATGCCACAACGAGTGGCGCGAATATGCAAGAAACGCGCGATCATTTGCGCGAAGAGTGCGCATCGCGCGCAAAACAATACAATAGCGCGCATCGCGCAGTGGCGCGCTCATTCCTTGATTCAGTGTTTCTCTTTAATCCAGACAAGCATGTGCGCAAAGCACCAGCTGAATTGCCGGTTGATGCGCTCGCGATCATTGCGCCCAATGTCGCAGCCCCCAGCGATGCCGCTACCGCCGTTGCGCCGGATGTCGCGGATCATAGCGTCGCGGAATTAACTGTGACGCGCGAAGCACTCGCTGAATCAACTGCAGTTCTGCGCGCGGAAATTGAGAAATATGGTTGCGAATCGCAGGAAGATACAACGCGCGATGTGGAGCTCGCAACGTATGAAGCAGCGGAGATTGTGTATCGTCAAGCGCGCATTGTCGCCGGAAATCTCGCGCAGGGTTACCGCTTGATCAGCGAGCAGATGCACGATCTCGAAGCGAGTTCGCCATCGCGGCTCGCGCAATTCGAAGACGCGCGTCAATTGATTCAAAAGTGTCGCACGCGTATTGATGGTGCCGCGGATATTCTTGGACCTTACACTGCGGGTCGCACACTTCTTGAAGCGCGCAATGTACTGCAAGTTGCGCCGCCGACGGATGTTTTCTATCACTTTGGGCGCTACATTGACAGTCATTACGAAGTATTGCGCATCTTGACTGATGTTATTTACCAAACACCGCCAGGAATTGAGAATGTACTCATTTACTATGACACGTTTGACGATCTTGAAAAAGCTAAAGAGTACGTGCGCGTTCATGAAGCAGAATTCCGCGCGGATCCAAAGATCATTGAGAATGGCGGTGTGACCATTCTCGGACCATTCCGCGAGAACCGTGAAAATGTAGATTTCTATAATCGCAACACGGAGGTTCTGCGACTTATGATGGAACAAATCTCAAAGGATCATCAGCTCGGTAAAGATCTCACAAAGAAAAAAATAGTGCGCGCGAAAACAAAGAACATTCGCGAGACTGGGCCGGATGATGCTGCGGGCTTGGAGCGTTATATTGGCGCGCGCGGCATCATTTCGCAATTCGGCAAGAAGCCATGTTTATCGCGCGAAGAGCGCGAAAGTCTTATTGCGGCGGAACAGACGCGCGCAGAATTCGAAACGCCCGATGGCGCGCTCGCAATGCGCGTACTTGCGCCCAAGTTGGACGAGAACGGAGTTCCAGTTGACTTGCAGCAATCATTCTTCTATGCTGAAGGCACGAACGTCGCGGGTGGTTCCGGAAAGAGTGGCGGCAAGTGATCGCGCGCACTCTAAAGCTTTTTTTGATATATATAATGGACTCACCACCTTTCGCAAAATGTCACCACGACCTGTGGAATTTACGCGCGGAACTCATAGATGCATGTCCCGCGCGCAACGGATCGCAAACGCGCGATCTTCTTTTGTTATTTGCCATGTGGTCGCGAACTATGACAACTAATATCAAAATTCGCGCGGATCAAAAGGATTGGGCTCCAATCATGAACAAAATAGAAGATGTGTCGCGGTCGCTTCCTGATGAAGAATATGACAGTTTATCTGCGGATTCGCAAGAGAAAAAACTAATTGATATTGCGCGCGAATACATGCGTCTACAATACAAAATGTGGTCATCCGATGACAATATATTGCGCGAGCTGCCACTACGCGGAACGTGGTTGTCTAATAATGATTCACAGCGCGCGCAAATTCGCGAATACAAACCATTGATCGCATTTACTGTATTCGCTATTGTCGCGCGCCTTGTCATGCATTACTATTTGCATTTCTAAAGTGCGCTCATCCATGGCTCTACGTCTGACGGCTCTTTTTTGCTTACTCGCGTGGCGAATTCGCGCGCTGAACTACTAACAGCGGAAAACTCGCCATGTGGGGGAATCTCACAGAGATACGCTTCACCATTAACATAGACCATTTTTGTATTTGGTGGTTGATGCACAAGTATTCGCGCGGCATAGCGCGATAAGTTATCTCTTTGCGGCTTCGTAAATCCATTTGTTGTTTTACTTATCCATATTCCCGCAGTTCCAGAATCAGTAAAGAATGAAGAATACGCGTTCGAGCGCACGCATGGAATAACCATCGCGTCACTGTGCAATGACATAATGATAGTGCAAAGACTGTGGCGACCCTGGAAGAATGATTCAAGAATATCCGCGTTAGTTTTCAACTTCTGGATATCAGTTGAACAATCATCAAATACCATTGTGATATGCGGATTAAAATTGATCCATGTGAGAGTAATTCGCTCTTTCTCATTGAGATCCATTCCATTCAATTGCTCGCGCGCAGGCATTATTTGCGCGCGATAGAATTTAACTAATTGCTCTTTGAATTGCGCACTGAGCGCTTCATCAATTCCCGCGCGCGAACACACATCCTCATAGGCGCGTTGCATTCGCGCAAGTGTTTCGCGCGCGCGTCCATCCGCAATGCGCTGGAAAAGCGCATCTAATGTTTCAATATTAGTTGCGCGCTCATAGAGACCGCGCGCCCTAACTTGGCGCTCAAGAATTGCCCTCAAAATCTCAACAGATACTTCATCATGCACAAAACAGCGCGGTACCATAGCCACGGAATACGCATTATTAACCTTCTCACTTTTCGAAAAAACAATCACAATTGGGCTGTAATCACGCAACAAATACAAGAGATGTTTAATGATATGCGATTTACCGCTCCCAGTCTTTCCGTAAATAAGACACGACTTATTCAGGAGATGCTCTGCAGATATTTCAATGTGATTTAATGCGTCGTTATGTGCCATTTATATATAATTTGCGCGTCCTTAATTGGGTGCCGTCATATAGATTGGCGGAATAACTTGCACTTGTTCTGCAGTCGCAACTGGAAGAGGATTTGCGAGCGCGCTTCGTATATCGCTTACGCGCGCCTGTTCGCTACTACATTTGCGGAAGCGACGATGATAGATGAACATGATGATTAGTAAGCTACTAAAGATGTAGAACGCAACTCGCACGCGCGAGGTTCCTTTTTTGCGCGCGCCAGAAAGATAGAAGATGAGAACAATAACAAAGGTCATTAGAATCGCGGTATAAAATGGATTGTCAAGGATGGTCGCGAATCCGCGATTTGCGGAGACCGAATCCGCGAAATTGTTAATCAGATTCCCTAGTTCCATAAGCGCTATATAACGCGCGCAAAAACTCGCGCGCTCACTTTTGTGAGTTCTGCGCGGCGATCTCGCGCGCGATTTCCGCTACGTTAATGACTTCTTGCTGATCGTCGTCGTGCGCGAAATCATCGCCCGGCGCATCTTCAATCGTCGCCTTTTGCGGATCATTGGGTATCGCAAGTGTCTCTTCAATTCGCGCTCTTGCGGGTATCTCAGGTGTTTCCTCAATTCGCGCCCTTTCGCTCGGAAGCTCCATTGTAGGTATCGCAAGTATTTCTCCAGTTCGCGCCGCGACGCTAGGACACGATGGAATTTGTAGGGCTTCAACGCGCGCAATACTTGCTTCATTCGCGACATTACTGTACGATCGCGCGCTACTAACCGCGCGTTGAAGGCGCGCGATCGTGGTTTCTAGCTTTGTAATTGTCGCAATATCTTTCTTGTGTTGTTGCTCAAGTGAAACGCCTACTTCAACTGCGTTTCGCAATTCCGCGCGCAATTTATCATAGATCTCGTACGCGACAACTCTACTCTTGCAAGCGGAAGCAACCTGCTTTGAGTATAGCTTCGACATGAATGATGCCTTGAAATCGCGCAATACTGCAATTCCTGCGTCGCGCAGAATAGTAACACCAACATGATCCGCGCGCATATCAATAATACGATGCAACATATCTGGCTGTAGCGCGCGCTGTCCAACACTTAGTATAGTTTGTTTCGCGAGGTCGCGCAGCATTGAATCGCGCTCGCGCTGGCTCATTGTGGAGAAGAATTCTTCAGGCACAATTTGCGCAATAACGCGCCCGATGAAATCCTCAAGTGATATTTGTCCCAGATACCCGCAGTAATATGTGTGCAAGCCCGCGATTGTTTCGCGAAGAATGCCATCAGCGCCGGTATGCGCGCCCGCAATCTCGCGCAAATGTGCCGCGAGCATATTCGTGTAAACTTCCGTGAGCGAGCGACACGCATTCTTGGTAAAGTAATCTTTTGCGATGACGTAGATCGCGTTATAACAACGATCAGTAAAAAAGGCAGCGATTATTTCCGCGTTTTGCTTAAAATCCTGCATCCGTAGAATGTCAACCATTTATATTGAAGCAACGTGATTTTAGATGTTGAGCGCTGGTGTCATACCCATTTCCATTTGTCCACACCTTGACGGGCCAACACGCCCAAGTCGCATTGATCCGATCCCACGTTCGCGCTCACCTACTGGTGCAATACGATCCGACATGTCGCCACAACGCGGATGTCGCACGCCATCCATGCGTTGCGCGTCGCAACGTGTCGCTCGCATCGCCGCGCGCACAATATTTGCCGCGACCGGTGCTTCACGCGGCGCACTGCGCGCTGGCCCGCGCAAACAATGCACTGGCTCAGCTGTAAGCTGCGTTTCTGTGTGCACGCGTTGCGCGTGATGCCATGACGCAGGAGATTCACCAATACTTTGTTGGCGCAAATTGTACTCAAGAAGTGCATCAGATGCCATTTCCATGTCACGATGCGTGCGCGAATTCGCGATTACCGCGCCCTTGTACCCATTGAGAAGATTCATCGTTTGATTCGCGAGCTCAATTTCAGTTCCCGTCGGTTTGCGCGCATCCGTGAGCATCTTGCGCCTAATAAGCGCGGTTTCGCGCGGTCGCTCGCACGCGCGCTTCATTAGTAGCGCATCCACGATCAAATAAGATGGCGTTTGATCATCTATCATCGCGCGCTCCGGTCCGCCTCCCCACTCTAGCGCGCGACCAAGCGAGCCATCCGCGCGAATTCCAAGATGAGGCGCGGACCATGGACTAAGTGTTGTGCGGCGCGCGATTTCCGTCGCAATGTGCAGTATTTCTTGTTGACGCGCAGCTTCGTGTCCAGTCGCGCGATGAAGTAAAGCAAGTGGATCGCCAGTATCAAGATGCCAGCGCATTGGCGCCATAACGCCAGGTCCTGGCGTATCATCCGCAGCCATATCGCTAGATGTTCTGCGCGCGACATTCGCCATATTGCGCGCGAGATGCCATACACTTGTACCATTGCGCACGGCTTGTACGCTGCTTTCTGCCTCTGCAACATGCTCAGAAGGTCCGCGCGCGCTGTGGCGCAATGTTCGCGCGGTTTTGTCTGCGCGCGCACTTGCATCGCGCCTCGCAGGAGCGGCTGCGCGCGCTACCGATTCGCGCTCGATTACTTCGGATGCGCCACCACCGGGAGCCATTGCACACGCGCGCGCCGCGCGCAACGATGCGGCATCACTTGATTTCATAACGCGCGCTGGTCTTTGTCTTCCGCGTTTCTCATCACCCGGGTTGTATTCCGCGCGCATTTGATGGCGCATTGTCGTCGCGGGCTTTTCTGCGGATCCCGCACCACCATCCGCGATTTGATCATTAACCGCGCACGGAAGTGGCTGCCAATCGCGTCCTGCGCGCGGTTGATCGTTCTCTATGCTGCGCCCAAACATGCGCAAATTGCGCTTAACACGTGCGCGCGCGACATTCAGCTTTTTGTATACTTGGTTTTCTGGTTCTACACCATCAGCGACATTCTCACCCAAATGCGATGCACCTTCAGGTTCTACTGGTTTCAAGTAATGTGCGCGCGCTGCCATTTGTTGCGCGATTCTCCACGCAGGAAAGTGATCATCGCCAGGAGTGCGCGTGTCTTCATCCATAAATCCAAGGAATATCTCCGGGTGCGCCGCAGGATCCGCACCAGAGCGCGTACCTGTCGTTCGCACGTTCATGCGCGTTTTACTCCATTTGCGCGTATCCCATGGTGTCTCGCACTCAAATAAAGGCGCGTCGGCGCGACAATCGGCTAGTGTTCTGCGCGAGTAATCATAATATGCGTATGGATCATACGTTCCTGGTGTTTCCTCAAATTGCCGCGTAAGTAAATACGCTGGAAGTGGTCCACCTTCAGATGTATGACCTTGCGCTTTTTGCGTATCAATAAAGTTCTCAAAAATATCAGTGTGGGTCAAAGCCGCGGGTTGATATTCCATTGCGCGTATATATATTCCTGCGCGATATGTTCGCGAGCGCGTATTAAACAAGCTCGCACTCCATATATTGAGAATGACCACCAACGATAAACCAATTGATCCAGACGATCTCCTTTGTTACGGTGCGACCTCCGGAAAGAAAGATCTTTGCGAACTCGCGCGCGAACACGGCGCAACGCACTTTGATGGCGCAATTGAATGCGCGGCCGCAAACAAACAATTTGAGATTTGCAAACTCTTGCTTGAGTGGTATCCAGCCGGTCAAGAGCTCATGTTCATGACTGCTGCGGCCCACAATGATCCCACAATATGCGCACTCGCGCGCGAAAAAGGCGCGCGCAATTTGAATGCGGCCATAGCATCGGCTGCTGCAAATGGATACGCGCAACTATGCCAAACACTTCTTGAATGGTCCGTTGAAATGCACGCGCGCGTTTGGCTTTCCAATGTGTTCATTGAAGGCGCAAAGCACTCGCAAATCTCAATCTGCGAGCTCGCGCGCGATTGGATGATCAAGTCAAGTCGCGCGCCATACAGTTTCACGTCTATGCTTTGTGCGGCCGCGAGTTCTGGTCATACTAAAATCTGCGAGTTGGCGCGCGAATGGACGCAAAAATACAATCCTTCGGAAACGTGGACGGCATATTTCAAGGTCAATAAGATGCTCACATGTGGTGCGCGCGAGGGATTCGCGGAGATATGTGAGCTCGCGAAGAAATGGGGCGCACTCAAATTCGATAAGATGTTTGTGAGCGCAGCGCGTGGCGGTCATTGCGCGCTGTGCGAACTTGCGCGCGATTGGGCTGCGCAATCTGAGATGGGGCCGCTTGGTCCGCGCGATTACGCGCGCGCATACGAAACCGCGCGCACATTCGCGCACACATTTGCGATGATCTTGGACCCAGTTAGACCATGTCCGCCCGAAACGCCGCATGTGTTCGCAAATATGGCTACCAAGCTCCTGGGCGCTGAAGAATCAAAGGATATCTCGCGCAGATATACGGAAGTTGTAAATCTCATTGACAAGTGGCGCGCGCA